GCATATCTTCCGGCACCTGCGTTATTAACCTTAATATAGTCACCTTCGTTCACTGTCAGTAAGTCACTAAGTTCTGCAAGGTCAGCAACTACAAATTTATAATCCTTAAAATTATTATAATCTGAAGAAATCCAGTCAATATACTCTCGATATATACTAGTGTTGTATGCTTGAGTCCGTGTTCTCACCCATACTTTATCAACATAATCATATACGTGAGAAGTCCAACGACCTTGATATTCGCTGTTCGTTTGAACAATGACAGTGTGAGGTCTTACTGTAATTTCCGGACTCGACTCTACATATTCAGAACCTGAATCAAATATTGTTGCAGACACTACTCTGCCAAGGCTATCAATTTCTGTCTTAATTTGTGCACCGGAGCCTGTCTCAGATGCTACAGTGACCCTAGGCGGCATGCCATAGCCAAATCCAGGATCAATAACATTTACTGCCGTTATTCTTCCATTAGTAGTAAAACATTCCAGCTTTGCATTAACGAAGTTTGTAGCAACTACTCCCTCCAATGTGTCCAAGTCCTCAACAATCAAGTCGTACTCGCCCATAGAAGATTCGGGAATGGATTCTTGCCTTTCAAAGTTTTCCATCGAATATAAGTCTACAACTCTATATTTCAAAAGCTCAGAATTAGCATATTCGACAACATTTCTAAGAGCAGCTAGCCTATCTTTGAACATTGTTTGTCTAGGACGAATACTAATACCATATCTATTTCTAGATGTCAATCCGATAGCCGGAACTGCATTACCAAAAGAATCATGGCCTAGTAAACTATCAAATAATTTCTTATTCAACGCCTCGACATTCATACCAGAAGAGCTACTTTCTTCTAATAAGATCCATTCAGTATGCCTTGGTATTTCTAATGCATTAGTATCGATAACTATATTTGCACTAATCCTATCACCCACTAACATTGGTTGAACGTTAGAAAATGCTACTGAATCAGGAGATAATATCGCAGCAAATTTAACTCCGTTAGCTGCAGGATCAGCAATTAAATTGGCAACTTGGAAGCTGCTAATCCTCCTGTTCTTAACATTAGGAACTGTTACTTTGTTCTTTACCCAGAAATAATAAACGTTCTCAAATGCACCAGTTACAGTATTGAATACTTGCTTAACAGATACGATACTATTATCTGGGTACTTAGGTTGCCCGCTTATTCCCTTAGTTAGTCCTTCATTTGTGTCAGCCTGCGCAGCCCATTCACTAGGTAAGAGATCGGACTTAACCCACTCATAAACATCTATACTCGATCCAGGAAATAATCTTCCCCAGTTATTTTTTCTAAAAATATCGTCGCCTTGCTCGTACCATACATACTTACAAGTACTCAAGTCCCACCACAATTCACCAACGTGATCGTCAATCCAGCTAGAAGAAGAATCAATGACCGATAGGCTAGTACCAATCGTATATACTGCTGGGTCAAACGCAGATTTATACTTTAACTCCTGCTCTGCTATACCTACAATTTTTCCTTTGACTGGATCAACTACATCTAGATAATCGATTATTTCTTCATCAACTGTATCAATTAGTGCAACTCTCTTAATTTCCGAAACATTCACAGTATCGGGTTGTACACTAGATGCTTTCCAGTTTCCGTAAGACTGATCTAGTTTAATGAAATGATACACTCCAGAGTCGTCCGACGTTGCATCTGACATAAATGTCGACGACTGGAAAGGAGCACCAACAAATAGTGCATCGTTAGTTGCAACTACAGAATGTCCAAATCTACTATCAGAATAGTCGTTAGGATCTATTACTTCACCTGCTTGTGCAAAGAATCCACCCAAGTTGTTATAAACATACACAACACCTGAATCACGAATTCTAGAATTAAATCTTGTAGACTTGCTATCAAATACTGTCGTATCACCATCAAATGTGGTCAAATTAGATCTATTAGTACCCAGCGCACTGACCAACAGCGTTAGCTCGTCCTTACTAATTGACAACGAATATCCAAAGTTCAAATCTACATATTCTACTGGATTTTGAATTACTTGAATTTTTTCAAACAATCCATTAACGTTGCGATACACTTCGACTTCCCTTGTCAAAGATACTATCAAATAGTTTCCAGAATTCGACATTGCAATTGATCTAACTTCGAATGAAGGTGTCAATGTTTGTAGATGAGCGATCGAACCTTGATAACTGTAAACTTCTACATGGGCCTGAGCAGATACTGCAATAAGTGAACCAGTTTTATCCCCAACAATTTGTTCTCCAAAATTTACATCTGTTGAAGGACTAGTAAATGAAGATAAAAATGCTACCGATTTGTCGGGGTTTAGTCTATAAGCATAAACTATGCCTGCCCTGGAAACGACTGAACTGAATGTAGTAGTGTCATCATCAAATGATGTAGTGCCATCGTCAAACGTTGTGGGTCTTACTTCTCCGAACCCTGGCGCACCAATTAACAATAAAGTACTCGTATTTGCAGGTACTTGATTTATGTATATAGAACTTCCAAAATTAGCATCAGACGATGCCGACGACGGATGAGCAAGTACTAATACTGTGCTCTCTTCACCCATAACAGTAGTGCTTATTTTAACTACCCCGTCATTAGTCTTGTTAGATATAGCACCCGTGGATGTAGATATAGTTACTGTTCCTTGCTGAACTTTTTTAACATAACTTGCAAACGGTGCCCCGGCAAAGAACAAGTGCTTATTGACGTCATAAGCCATTGCTCTTCCGAACCCAGTGGCCATGTCGCTAGCGCAATACGAATTAATGCTGTCATTTAGATTATATTCAAATCTTTTTTCAATCTGGTCCTCGACCTTAGAATATACTGCAACACGACCTTTACTAACTGATGCGCTGATCCCCCAGTTCGGAGCAGCGACCATTACAACAGAAGTGTCGTCGCTAGTATAAACGGTATACCCAAAATTAGTATTATAATTTTCTGGAGAGTCAATTAACGAATATAGTTTTCCATAATCATAATTGTTAGTTTTTTCGTAAACAGTCCATTTACCGTCGGCACCGTTATCTATCCAAACTCTCGAACCTAATGACAAGTGATATAAAGAAGGATCATTCGCTAAAGTTTCATGATCTGGATATCGAACTTCTTTGAACTTGAACAACGCCCCAACTGCTAATAAATCGTCGTCAACAATAGTTGCTAGTGTAGAATCAACAGTAAACTGATTTGCATTCGGAATAGCCTTTACAACATATACTCCGTTAACTTGTTCGTTGAATCTTACAACAGAAACAATATCGCCAATATTCAAATCATGTGCAACAGTAGTCACAAAAGTAATTTCAGATGCAGGTGCACTAACGTATACACCTGAAACTTTTGCCAGTTGATTAGAATAACGGTATACAGTCCAGCCGCCGTTTTCCAAAAATCCTAACCAAATAGTGTCACCTTCTTGTAATAAAGAGTTATCAGCAATATCAAGCAAACTGTTCTTATTATAAGCAGTCACTGTGACATCATCAGGTCGTACATAACCAGCAGTAGCTAATTCTAAATTACTACTGTTGTATGAGCTACTGACTGTATTAAAGGTCTTGTTTGGTAGATAATTGTTTGGTGTTAATAACAGTTCATCAGGAGTTACATACTTCGTTAACTCGTTAGGAAAATCAGGCAAATCATTTACAAACTTAACAATGTACGGATTTTCTAAAAACGTGCCTTCCTCTAAAGTAAACTCAACCTCATTGTAAGTCTCGTAAGACCCGTAATGACCGACTCTAAATGCCCACTCTTCCTTAAAGTCAATATTTCCTTGAGCGTTATAGACACTAGCTTTAGAAATTTTATCAAATGCGTTCTTAGTACCTTTTTCCTTAATAAATCCTTGATAGAACTTATACTGTGCAGTGTCATTTGAAAATATATTATCCAAATATGTACGTGGTGTATAGCCTACTAAGTGTTGGGCTAGTTGTTGTTGCGCATAATCAAAGTTATCAATGTCTAGACTATAAAAGTCCTCAAACTGATTTATTTTATAATCAAAGTTTGGTAAGAGATCTGACACTGGCTTATTACTTAAATTTACCCACTTAGAAAATTCAAACGTAGAATCACCAGAAATTTTAACAATAGACTCATAATACGCGCCGTTATATCGAACCAGGGCGCCTGGTAGATACGCTGCATATGGTTTCCAGTCAACAATCTCAACAGAATCATACACGAACCCAGGACTAAACAAATCACCATTCCAGTTTCTTGTTTTGAATCCGGACAATTTCATACGCATCTGTCTAGTACCAGTTTCAACGTCGTATATAGTGTCGTTAAAGATTGTTGTATTTCTAAATACAATACCGTGTTCCTTTTGAATAGAATTCAAAGTTGCAAAAAATATACCTTCTTCAGTATTCTCCGATTCAATAGTACAAACACCATCTTCTCGAGTCAAGTTAAAATTAGATATGGGAAATGGCTTTCCATCTGCTTTTAACAAGCTATATTCATACTTTCCAGTAGAAATATTATCAACTATTGAATTCTCAAATGAATACTTCAATGTGTTAGCGAATGGACTCAAAGTAATTACACTGTCATCTGCCCAGTTTTGGGTAGTCCAGTATAGAAATTCTTTACCCGTAAAATTCCAGTCAATTATTTCACCTAAATCTGTGTTAAAGGTATCAAAAATGAAACCCTGAGTTTCCAAGAATGCACCGTACCCAACAATTAAATCATATACTTCCTGAATGGAACTTAATTCAGTACCATATGGAACTTGGGAAACTTCTTCAGTAAATGAGGCCGTTGTCTGCACAGTGGCACCGCCAGTCATTGGTAAATCAGGAAGCAACTGGAACAATGCAGGATCAAAAACTGCTTGAGCAGTGTGACCAACTTTCACCACATAAAATCTGTTGTTATATCTAACAATCTGACCTTGTTTATAATATCGTGTTGTAGTAGTGTCAGCAGTTGTCAAATCAATAGAAGTTAATCCAGTATTTCCGTTATTGACTGTCGAAGTCCATTCAGTAAATGGTTCAGATACACCGCCCACGGTTAACGTTCCGGAGGATTTGAAAGGTGACAACACTTCAAAATAAGGGTTAGTTTTATCATAGCCCTTTACAATAAACTTACCGTTAGATCTCTGTACAATTATTCCAGATATACTAGAAGACTTAATAGGATTACTTGTATTAAAAATTAGAGAGTAGTCTTCCATTGGCAAGACTACTCCAGAACCCAACGAAGTTGGGTCAACTGAATCAATAGATACTTGCAACTTTTCTTTACTAGCAAATCCGCCTAACTTATGAAATATATTGAAATCTAAGTAGTCTAAATCTTGCCTTAATTTAGAATAATAATTTGTATCTATTTGCTTGCCTTTTTCTAAAATATAAACACTAAACCCAGAAGTTTGTTGATTATCTTCCATATCAATAATCAACTGCTTCGGATTTATGTATAAATTAGTTCTGTAAGTAAGCTGTCCTACTGAATTATTAGAAGTTCTACTAACATCATAATTTCTAGATGTATAAGTGCACGGATCAAGTAACGCAGCAGCAACATTTAATGCAAAAGGCCAGTAACTGCTTTTCCTCCAAGCAGCTTCTGCAGGACCAATATCACCAATGATCCATGCTGATTTTTTATCAGTGTAAGCTACTGCATTTACTAAAAATTCACTAGGTGGTTTAATGTTACCAGCATCGTCAACAGGAATTATATCAGTTAAACCAGGTCTAACGTACTTAGGATCAATTGTATCCAAGTGTCGGTTATATCCTGCTTCTAAGTCATTCCACATCAAAGAATTTTGAGATGTATAAGGAGCAGGACCGTATACATCTATCCACCAAGCAGGTTGCTCAGTAAATCCAAGCATTTCCCAAGGGTGAGTGTGTGGTCTATCAGTATCAAAGAAATAATTAAATAGTCCTCTCCAACTTCCAAAAGTTGAGTTACCAAATAATTTATCAGTTGTTCCTTTGTAATTCCAAGTTAAAGGATTCCCGTCATCATATACATCATTTCTGTAGATGTCGATATTATATGTCCCTGCCCACTTTAAGAAATCTTTTCTAAATGCTTTGACAAATTCTTCTTTAGAATAAGATGTATTCCTAAATGCACTAGGTAAGAAGGATTTGATATCATATCTTTTAGAACTATATTCAACTTTAATGTTGTTATAAACTCTCTTTTCAAATTCTAAAATAATTGCATCACGATAGTCACCGTAAGCTCGCATGATACTACCGTCATGTCCTTGAATAACTGTATATGCGTTATCAGCATATGTATCATCAATATAAACCTTAGGAATATACTTTGGATAGAGGCCTAATTTAGTAGGAGTAGTAGGAACAAACGACCCTCTGGTATCCCTATACTGTCTTATAACTATCTTGTCTCCAGATTTGAGAGGACGTGTTAGTGTAATTGTGGCATCAATGTCGTCTAATGAATAATCCACGCCAACTATTAATTGTACATCGTTAAGATACACTAATACAGATGTAAAACTTAAGGCCCTAAGGCTAAAATCTACACCGATAGAATATGTACTCTGATCAGCATCGTCTACTACGTAATTTTTTTCAACTTTGTCAATTCCATAGCCAATCATGTCAGAATAGAAATAAGGAGTTTTTATATCTTTACTTGCATTAATTGTCTGTATTACCTGATCTAATGCATCAGAAGGACTAAGTTGATCACTTACTTCGTTAATTCCACGAAGCAAACTCATCTTAAACTGGTTATACTGATCTGCTGCTAATCTAATAGCATCAACTACATTGTGTTCTTTTTTACCTAAAAATAACTGAGCGAACGAAATAGGATTGGAATTCACAATCATCTTAGATCCGTACTTCGCATAACCATACAAATCTCTTAGATTACTAACTCCAGGAAAATCTCCAGAAAACTCGGGATTTCTAGAAACCATAGTTGACGCATGTTCACTTAACTCACTCAATGTCATATCACCAATCGGACCATTAAGTGGATTATTTGTCAGGCTCAACGGTACTTCATAATAACCGTTATCATTTGGTACTTGATCTCCAATAATTTTGAACATGAGCAGTCCGTTTGCAGACAGTTCTCGATCAAAAGTAACAACAATTTGATTTGTGATAGATACTGTGGAATTTACAAACTTCCATGAACCTTGATTCGATTCCCTATAATACGCAGATATTTCCAAATTTTCACTTACCGGAAAATCAAAACAAGTTACTACTGCCGAACTAGTAGATTCAGATAGTGACTGAATTTCAATTATTGGAATTCGATAGTCAACTGCCGGTTTCCAAACGTTAGTCGGTGTTGCCGTTCCGTCTTCATTGTTGATGTGGAGGAACGTAATACCTGTAGGAATCACCTCACTAGCATTATCTTTTGCAACAGTAATAGTGTCTGTCATGAAATAATTCTTGAATAAGTAACTACCAACACCAACACTATTTTGATATTTTAACGGAAACCCCAATACCGGATCAGTTATCCCAGTGCCAATATCATAACCAAAAATCTTATTTCCGAAAAATGTATTTGATGATCCGCTCGATGAATCAGAATATGAAATTCCATCGTTATCAAATAAATCAAACAACGGTGCTTGATTTAATTCGGTATATTGTTGCGCAAACTTCCACTCGGACTCAGCTGCATCATAGTACCAACTAGTTCCAAAAAATTCATTACCTTTGTTTACTGAAACTGAGTCCCCATGATTGGCAACTTCTTCTTCTAATAATCTAATAACTGGCGAGGAACCAGAGTTATCAAAAGTAACTCTGAATACTCGTTCACGAATACTAGGATTCAAATCTGCATTAAAAACAATTCGTTGTCCATTTTCTAAAAGTACACCGTCAGAATAGTACCCATATTTCCCATCAACTAATGAGAACGCATCTGTAGTAGTTGTATCAATAATATCGATATTTTCTATTCCGTTTTTACCAAACTTATATAATTGAATATTTGGTATAAACTCAATAATAGGCCGCTTCGCCCTTAGAGATTGTGTAAACACTGGCGCATTGCCATTTATTGCAGCAGCCGTAGTAATAATGTCAGAATGGAACCATCTGTTGTAACGAGACCAAGGATTAAGATCTCTACTAGCCCGATTAATAGTAACATATACTGGTGTGACAGGAGTTCTTAAATCTCCGTCGAATGGAAAACTGTCGAACTTTGAAGTATCAAATGTTTCATTATACAACTCACCAATAACTTCACTTGCTTCCAACAAATCAATACTGATTAGTTTGATAGAGTCGCCTACACCCTCAACTATGAACGTCTTGTCCCTATAGTATTCGGGTAATACATCATCACGGAAGGTCAATGCCATACCGTTACTTAATTTATAAAATTCCCCAGTCAAACTGTTCCTATAATTAAGAGTATAAGAAGCTTTGCCGACTATCGCAACATCGACATTTAGCTGAGGTAAATCTATCAAAATTGTCTCAGGTCCATTAGGTAACCAGTAGTACCTATCATAATTAATTAACTTGTCCCAATCAATTAACGGATCATAAGAATGGAACTGAGCCCTAAATAGTCTATCTAAATTATCAGTAGGGCTCCCTTGTATAGTAAGCTCATTAATAATATCATCATAACCGATTACATCAGTAACTTCAGAGTAAGGATTGTTGAATACTAATGCAGGTTCCAAAGGATATTTTTTTCTTAATCCAGTCGATTGCTCTAAATAAAAATCGCGAGATGGGTTATAGTTAGGACTTAACTTAGAACCAATAAATCCATCAACACGAATAATCTCGGGAGTTTTTATAAGCTGATCAATTGTACTCGATAAAAACTTAGAATTTTTATCTGTTTGAAAGTATCCCGGTAATAACTTAACTGATTTTTTATCCGACATCTTTAGGTTCCACTACTTGTTATAATTGTCGACGCTTTTAATTGAGATGCTGTGATTCCATCAATAATTTCAATATCTTCAATGTTTGCACCACTAATAAAAATTTCATTTGATTGACACGCTATTTCATAATAACTACCAAAACTAGATGAACTAGTCGGTACTATTACGAAATTAGTTATATCAGGTGTCAACTTATTCATCACATATGCGGACAGTTCACTAAAATAAAATGACTGTCCAAAATCCCAATTCTCTAAAGAGAAGAATTCGTTAATTGCAGATAGAATTCTTGTTTTCAAATCGTTATCGTTTGTTGATTTGCTAGAATTTCTAACTGCTTTGAATACTGCTCTCAAATTTATATCTGCACGATCTCCAAACAATACTTTATAGGCAACTGGATGGAAAATTATTTCGTCACTGATAGCCTTTATAGGTGATAACGCAGACATATAATTTTGTTCTAAACTATGGCTGGTCGGAGGCAATGGTTTTGTAGAACTATTCCCTAGCAACCAACTCCTAATTTCATTATCGTATGACGATGTTAATAAGTACACATCAACAACATTCGTTTTACTAGGATCAATTCGTCTTTCACGACCACTGTTGTGTTGGTATTGGAACTTAATGTCTGATCTGCCTTGTCTTCCAAAATACTGATCAGTATAAATCAAGTCACCGTTTGCAGTTGACCAGTAAAACACTGAATTCACTAACGGAGAGTAAAAATAAAATAACTGTCCATCGCTCAAAGAAATTCCGCCACTTACTACTAGTTGGTTAAATTCGTCCCTATCAAACAACGCAGTAATTGTTGTAAGATCATCGATTAGTTCATATCTAGAACCGTCAGCACTTTTTACAAAATAGACAAACTGCTCCCCGACAATAACATCGAAGGCATCCGGATCTGTTATTTGTCCGGTGTTATTGTAATCATAGAAGCTAACTTTAACTTTTCTAGGTTCAATAAATCCGTCTTCTTCGATAATAGGTCCGTCTACTTGCCAAGAATAATTGAAGCCTATACCATTATTAGAATTAGGCAATGAATTTACGCCAAGTACATCAATTTTATCTTTAATGACGCTGTTTGTCGTATAATCATAATTCACTGTGGAATTATCAATAAAAAATGCAGTTTCGGCCCTGCTTTCAAAAATATACTCAAGAGTTCTGTATCGAACTTCGTAGTTGCTACCAGTCCACACAAAGGCAACTATCCAACTAGAATCAGAACTAGTATCTACTACACTACCTTGAGAAGTTAAATCGAATGGGTTTAGTAAATTCAAATTTGAATTAAGAATAATGTCCCATTCCCTAGTATCAGCATTGATAGTAATTCCAAAATTCTTCTTCAACATGCACATGTTGGCAACTTCAACTTCGATAGAATAACTCAACATGCCAGGATAATCAGAAACACATTCAACTGGTATTGCCCCGTCCGGTACTCTTGAATTAAAAATAACTGGGCCAGTACCATCAGACATTACACCATACCCTCCGTTGAATCCATCTCCCACAATTTGTTTAACTTTGACCCAAATGTAAGATTTTCCACCAGGTGGGATTGATGATTGTGCTGTGTTTAATTGAACTAAATTATTTTTTTGATCGAAATATTTCCCCGTAGGTGCCTCAAACTTTACATTTGCACCTACTGCCAGACTCTTAAGAATAGACATTGAATACTGTCCAACAGGGACTGGGCCTGAAAGATTGTAAAAATATCCTCTGCTTTCAGACGCAATTTTGTTAACTTCTTTCCAAGTTATACCCGCCGAGCGTATATTAGTCCTAGGATACTGTTCAAAGTACATTGACCGAGTTGCAGGTGATGCTACTATCGGTGCTAACTGATTTTTAATAAACGCAAGTACTTGATTCCTACTCGTAAACTCAAAGCTGATTTTATTGATAGATGGTTCTTTGTATAAAATACCGTCATCAGCAAATATGTTAGTCTTACTATACATACCGCTAACATCAGATAATTCAAAATACTTACTGATTCCACTAGATACTCGATTGATACTCTTAACTTTCAAAATATCTGGTCCAGCTTTTAACGGCGCAATATTGTAATCCTCCGCAGTAATCATGCGATTCTGTGTATAATATACTTGCGGTGCCTTAGACTGAATACTAGCATTAGATTCAGGTCCAGAACTGTTCGACACAGTGTATTGCAAACTAAATGTCATTTGCAATGTATGATTTTGCCCTAATTTATTTTGGTATGGAACAGATATAATAACCCCTGACATTTGTTCAGGTTTAATCACATAACTCAATCCATTACTCTGTCGATAGAATAAACGAAATTCACCTTTTGGAAGATCGCCAAAAACACCATCTGCAAAATTTAAGTCAATTTGATCTTCGTCTCTTGAAGTAACTGCGTATATAGTTCTTAAATTTTTATTAAGGCTGTTGTAAATGACGTTGTTTCCTACTAAACTAGGAACCTGGGACCACAACGTACTAAAGTTACCAACCTTATCAAGTTGCCAGACCCACACGTCAGTATCATTAATGTCAGGAGTATTGACTCCGACAATTTCATTCGGAACTGGATTATCCAGACTAAAGCGGGCCATGCTAAGGGCACCTTGCCTAAAATGTGCAAAAAATCCAGTATTGATACTACCAGATCCTTGATTATCGTCCCTGTAAATTATACTAAATGGAGTTGCTGGTGCAGGGGCCTGCTCATAAACATAATCTCTAGAACTATCAAAAGTAGACGGTACTACTTCAAAGTTCATGTTTGTACCGTTGATATTTTTAGAAAAGCTAAAAATTGGCACATCTTCATTTGTACTAGAAACCATGTACTGTTCAGTATCGATACCACCAACAGTTTGTTTAGCAGACGGTGTACCAAAATCAGAGCTCATTGCAGAGTTCATAATATTAATAAACTGTTGATACCAATCAGGATTTGTTGGATCATTCCAACCAATAGTTGTATCAGCTAAATTAGTTCCGTTAGAATCAAACACAGTATCAGAAGTCGATACTGCGGTTAACTTTAGGAATCCATGTGCAGGAATATTTCTTGATGGATTATAACTAACTAACTGAGCGAGCCGTAATATACTATCTCGCCTTTGAGCAGTTTCTAGGAAGTTTTCACGAGCATTTAGATCAACCCTAAAACTTAAATTTTGGCCCAAATATGCAATTAAATCAATTAAGGCAATGTACTCGCTGCTATCAATAAAATCATTAAAATCTTCAGGATAATTTTCTTGAAGATAAGATATCATTGTGCGACGAAGTGTTTCAAAATCGTAGCTCTTAAAGTCTGCGTTTCTGAAAGATTGATATACTTTCTTCCAATCTTCAGCGACTAGTAATTGGGTATTAGTGGATGGGATCATAATTGATATATTCGATAGTATTATTTATCGAACAATAAAATGCGTATATTATAGTACGCTTAGGCCTACCCGCTGATCAAATGCTAGCCTTAAAATATCAGACTGATCTGTATTCTTCAAATTTAGCGTAATTTCTATAAGATAGCCTTGTTCGTACTCGTCAATTTTAATTTGAGTAGGATATACCCTTGGGTCAAAATTACAAACTTCCGTCACATCATTTGTCAGTAATTCTCGAATTTCCTCAGTTAACGGCTCCATTAACAAGTCCCAAATTATGGTACCGAACGTAGGATTCATCAACCTTTCACCTTTTCTAGTATTGAAATGGTTTAGTATATCCTGTTTTATTAGGTCAAAATCATACAACTTACTTCCGTAATTCATAGCATCAACTGTGCTAAACCCCTTATAAATTTGGTTAAGCTCGTTTGTATGCTGACTACTGTATTTTTGTACGTTAATTTCTGTATTTTTGTAGGCCATGATGTATTTATTATTGGCCAGAACCGGTCCTAACGGGGTTACCTGAGCTATCGGTTAATATACCACCAAACCCAGTACCGATGGTTTTGGCCTGTAATTGCCCTAAGAAACACTCATAATAACCACGTTTTTTCGCTTTTATGTCTGGAGTATTGTACCCAACTGCTGCACATGCTGCTTCAAAATATCCAGGATCAGTTTGTGGCACTTTGCATCGATCTAGCATATACTTTACGCTAACTTCGGCGGCAATAGCTGGATTAGATAATAAGTTAGGGTTGCTAACTAGATCGTGACCAGCAAGTTGGCCGTATCTAGTATAATTTGATCTGCCAGTAAGTTGAATATATCCTCTGCCGATAAATTTTGCTCCATCACCAGGTTGAGTATTTCCCAAACCTTTACCTTTCGGTGTCTGATAACCGTATAAAAATTCAGGCAAACTGTTATTTGGGTTACCAGCGTATTGTTGTGCTAGTTCTAAATTTCCTTTGAATACACTCGGAAACACTTGCAAGAGTCTACTTGCAGAATACTTGAAACTTTCATCAACTAATCGCCAAGCACATTCACCACCTGCAATTCCTAATATTGCAGCAACTGCATATGGGCTTGTGATTCCAAATTTAGCACAAGCTGCTTTAATTGCTGAAATACCTTCCTGTGCCGAAGCACTGTTAATTGCTTTTGCATACTCTGGGGTACATGTTCCGGCTTGAACTACTGGTGGGTTCGATGACGGTTGGTCCACTGCTGCGCCGCCGGCAACGGTGGCTTCATTCGGCGGAATTCCAGATTCACTACGATTTGCCAATGTAACATCGGTAGCTTGCGGGGTAAATTGTGGAGGATTAACACTCTCATGCTGTGGCCAAGGCTCATGTGTTGGCACACGTTGCATAATACTTTTTATATCTTCAGTCTTGTAAAAGTTACCATCGACCCAACCCGCATTAAACGCCCTATTCGGTAACGAGAACATTGGTAAATCTGGCGGAGCTTCTGCACTTGCGGCAGAAGACGGGGCGGCTGCTTGGGGCCCGTTCCAATGAATATCAGTAGAAGATCCTAGTATTTGAGACTCTGCACCTAAATGTAATGTTGACCCTGACCCGAGCCTCATATCTTCGCCTGCACCTGCATCAAATAATCCGCCTGCGGTTTGAACTATGTTGTTTGCAACACTTAGATTAAAGTTGTTACCAACTGAGAACTTCACTATGTCCCCGACTACTTCATCTTTAGATCCACGAACAGATATCTTTTGATCTTGTTCAACTTTCAAATATTGATATCCTGCAACGTTCGTTTCCATGTTTTTACCTGCACGAACATTTATATTACGGCCGGCTTCTAAATTAATATCCCGATCTGCACGGAAATTAAAATCAGCCTCAGTGTGGATAGAAACAGAATCCTGAGCGTAAATATCAATTTTTCCATTACTAGTGAGTTCGATCCACGCAGTACCTTTACTATTAGCAATGTATATGAGATCTTGGCTATTGTGTAATAAGATTTGATGCCCTGTCCTAGTTCTTAATCGAACCAGTTCATTTTGGCCGTTAACATCGCCATCATCCATCACAAATGTAGAGCCACCTAAACGACTTACTGGTGCTTGTGTATTTCCAGAATAACCAATCTTACCTTTTCTACCATTTTCATCTAATGGGCCAGGAGTGCTAATACCAAACACACTACTAGGTACTTCTCTTCTTGCACCACTTGATGTGACACCCCTGACTGTATCCAACAAAAGACCTTGCTCAACCAATCTGTCAGCAAAGGGGTGAACTGGCTTTGTAAATCTTTCAGGGTTTGGATTTTGTAAACTCCTAGACTTTTTATGAAACTCAGCAACTGGTAAGTAATCAGTCCCGTATTTTCTACGCTGTTCATCTGTAATAGCTGACTGTCTGCTTGCAGCTATACCAGGGGTCATATGATTTTGAAAAATATCATGAACACATCCAAACCAAAACCCTTGATTCGGGTCCCTATCAATAAACATTACCATTACTATAGATCCGATGTCAGGGGGCACAGCCCAAAATCCGTAACTCTTTTGAACATCATCAAAATCTTTATCGTTATTACCCTCATATCTACTAGATGTATTCCCAGCAAAAGGACTTAAATACCTAACAACATATGTTTCGCCTTGATCTCGGACTGAGCTTGGGACACCTTTGATAAGCGCAACCTCTAACCCACCCATATAAGTAGGGTCCAAGTGATTTGTAATTTCTGCTAAGAAAGGTCCGGGACTAGGTAGCGGTGATCTACTTCTTGATTCAACTGTCATAATATTTTACTGTAAAGGTGGAAGACCCAATCTGCGTCTTACTATAGGATCAGATCCTGTATATTCAGGTGCATTTGGATCATTTAATGTGCTGTTAACTAATTTATCCAAAGGACTTTGACTGGCTAACTTACTTCCGAATCTTTGAGCTACTGAACTAGGATGTGAAGCATCTTTTATGTTCGGCAAACTTAAGGCACTAGATAACTGGTACTTTGCAGATTCTAACTTGCCCTTTGAGCTAGCCAAATCAGCAGGATTAACCGTATTGCTTATCGGCAAGTCATTTGATTTTTGAACTGAAGATAGTCTACTAATTGCGAGAGACGGCTCTGGGGCAATAGAATATAGTTGACTAGCTGGTAAATTCTTCATAGTATTTGCAGATAGATAATCTATCGCAATTCCAGATGCAACTGCCTGTGATAGATTAACATTTTGAGGTACATTTTTAACAAGATCGCTGACCTGGTTTCCTACTTTACTAGCAAGATTAATGCCTAATCCAGATAACTTTGCAGGATCCAGCCCCACTTTTGAAGAAATACTTGAAGGATCTGAAGGTGTAGACAATAGGCTATCTACTTTTTTGCCAACATTATTTGCAAGATCGCCCACTTCGGTTCCCAGTTGCTTAACTGCACTAATCGCAGTAGTCGCAAGCTGTCCTGCATTTGTAATTACTCCGCTCACATCTGCTTTAATTTGAGATACTGCCGAGTCCGCAGTTTGTGCAAGGTCTTTACCAAATGAGCTAAAGCTGCTAACTGGCAACGTTGCAGGACTGAATCCGGGTGTATTGGTTATGGATACCGTTTTGCCCTCACCGATTCCAGAACCTTTATTTGGTATAGAGATCGCTCGAGAAATTGCCCCACCGATAACAGCTCCTGTAACTAACCCAAGTGCTCGTTTAGCCGGAACATTGCCCGTTATTACATTAGTTGCTATTGCTGCCAACGCTGCTGTGCTTAGACCAGTCTGTGCAATGCTTGCTAGACCCGATGCATTTAATCTAATGCTAGAAGCTGCATCTTTAGGTAACGCTCTGCCAACAACGTTTGCTCCTGAAGATAAGCTACCCCTAAGTGCAGCACCGAGTGTTTGATTCGACAATACTGACGAACTTCCTCCTAGCCCGCCAGGAGCTGCGGTAAAATTACTAGCTTGTCCTGGTAAACCTGGACTAGGAAGCCCTCTTCCTAACTGCTGGTATACTGTTGCAGAGTCAGCTCTAAAACTAGGCGGGGCAGTGACGCTAGGGACTTGCTGATCATCGGGTGCAGGTTTAGTGATAATTCTATCGTTAGGGTCGCTAGGTGTAATGCTGGCATCAAGCACTTGTCCAGGGACTCGCATCACTTCTAATCGTTGCTTAAAAATTCCATCTTTGAAAATACTAACAACTCGATTGACCCTATATACTCCGCTAAACGGAACTCGATTGGGGTCAAACTTCATCATCCCGTCAAGCCCTATGTCTATAGGATTCCTAAAATTCAATGTAACTAGTAAATCTCCAGCACTGGAAGAAAAAGATCCATCTTTATTAATTTTGGAGGTCGGAGACGACGGGGAATTATCACTTATACCGCCGGCAGTAAGATAGAAAGGGTCCCCCAATATTTCTAACTCACCAGTAATTGCACTCGCATTTGCATTAACAATTGCATCGTGCATATTTCTAGCCAATGCAGCGTATGGTGTATCCAATGGTTGCGCAGCTGATCCGCCTGATGGCTGTACTGATTTCGGTTCTACCTTAATTGGTTGAACTGGAATCTGTTGTTGCTGAACATCAGTAGTAGATGTTGGCTTCTGTTTAACAGCAGGGTCGTTTGTTGGCGATGCACCAGTCCGTCTACTAGGAATATCTCGATTCCCCATTGCAGCAGGAACTGCTTCGAAATATAAATTATTAAAATTAAGTCTAAAACTCAGCACATCTACGTTTTGACCTGTGTAGATATAATTATATTCTCGCAGACTCGTTTTTGACAGCTCACTTTCATTTATTTTATCATTACCGTAAGTAGGTATTCGAGTGTAGTGTATTTTGAAAGGAGTAACTAAAAAGGTGTAATCTTGATATGGCTTTTTAGAAAATTCGTCAATAATATCTCGATTTTTTACATCAATATTGATAATAAAATAATCTAACATGCCTTCAGCATCTATAGATCCTTTTACATCTTTTAGAATATCCCTAACATACTCACTATCTCGAATTACTGCTGAAATAATATCGTGTAGTTTATGATTTTCGGGAAACTGAATAACTGTTTTTCCAGGATTATACTTTATACTTTCGGGTGCTTTAGATTGAGACTCGGGGCTTGGTTGAGAACTGGCTGTTGCTTTGTATGCATTTGGCGGTGTCACAGTCGCAGGGTCTACCATCTTATATAAAGCATTGTCTCGATAAATTTCGACAATTTTTTTACCCGCAATTTTATTATCGACATTAAAATCCCACTTCCCGTCTACCCAAGAAGGAAATTTGACAAAATATCTGTTATGATTTGAACCAGCAGAAGTTTCATTACCTTCTTTATCGTATCTAGAAACCTGATCGTTAATATTTTTCATCAAATCTTCAAGCACTTCTTTAACAGTTATGCCTGACATTTTTATTGGTTTCTTCAATGTGTTCGGTTCACCGAACGCACGTTGCGCATATGGTACCGCACTTACTCTGTAGCGTGTACCTTTCTCTGATATATCAATTTCAACGTTAGTGATACCTATGGAAAAATATCTAGTTGCGTTCGGTATTAGTTCTGGATCTGAAAAAGATATAGAATCAGGATACCCCCAAAACTCCATCTTTAATAAAAAACTTGCCTGTTGATAATTAGGGTACCCTGCAGATACCGAAGCAATATGAAGTGCCTCTAAAAATCCATTAACGCTATATGGTTCAACCACTGTGAACTTAATACCTGTAGGTAAAGATGTATTACTTTCCTGAGTAAATGCCATTAATGCTTCAAATTCCAAATCCTCAATGAATAAATCAAATCTACCCGAGCTATCTGAATTAAAACCAGCAGTTAAATCTTTATTAAATGTATTTTGATTTTCGACTTCCCGCTTTACTTTTGCATCATTTCTATCATATACTGGTGCATCTGTTGAAACAGTTGCAGGAGGGGAAATTCCCGCAGTGCCTTTTCCGCCCGACTTTAATATTATTAGATCAAGCTCGCTAGATCTGTACTCTTTAGGATTGTTTGCTGCATTTTGTCGTAGCCCAGACAATGTAAAATTGTAAGTTACCGAACGATACCCGTTTAGTACGTTAGATTGCCCAGACTGCCGTACCTTAGCCTGAGTCTTATTAGACGCAGATTCAGTACGTAAATCTGTATTGTTTGCAGACTTGTTTGTTTTATTCAAAATCTCAGGAGAATCATATATCCCAAGTTGAGTGTCTAATCTTCCACCCATATCATATTCCCAATACTTTTTTCAAAGTCGATAGCTTTGGCAGATATATTTTAACGCCTGCTGTTAAATCATATATTGGATCTTTAATGATTCGCTTGTTCCTGACAGCAAAAACCCACCACAATCTTGCATCACCGTATAAGTCATAAGCCAAAAGATCAGGACGATTTTCGTAAGTTGACGTAACTTCAAATTGAATATCATCCCTCTCCAAAGGAATGTCTCGAAAATTCATAACATCGAGGTAGCCATTAACAATTTCTGTAGAAAAATATGGGCTAGCACTATTATATATAGACATTAGATGAATCCTTGTTTCTTATACCATGCGTTATCTGTTAGATACCCTGTAACGGAGAACCTCTGCATTTCGTTTCTGCTGTACATCGGCAAGCAAGTTATTGATATTGTAGAAACAGTAGGTACTGACGTTGCCCCGTACACACTGTTATCTGGTAAAGTGAAATAATCTACGTTGTCAGGAAGTTCAACCCTATAACTTGTAATAACCACCGGAACATTATTGAGCATCATTTCACCATGTGCATCTAATCTACATACTGGCGGCGGAGCACCACTATCAGAATCTGCAAAAGAGCTACCGCCACGGCCGGCGCCAGCAGTCGATACACCTCCAAATCGCATCCGTGTTAGAGATTTTAACAAGTGAGTTGTGGATATAAAGACACCTGCATCTTTCTCATTTTCAACTGAAAATTTTCCAGCAATTGAAATTGCGCCAACACTACTTCTTTGATAGAAATTAATGGTAAAATTCGAATGCATTGGGCTTGCTGAGCTATAGTCTGCCTTTACATCATAACTAATAGTTGGAGTATAGGGAAATATAATCCCGCCCAACTCAGATAACTCATTGTTTGGTCCAGAAGTGGTAGGCACTAGGTACTTAGGCGGCACTCTAATCTTAACCCTTAGATCTTTACCCAACTTGCTTCCAGTAATATCTCTGAATAAAATATTAGGCGCACTAAACGACGGTCGTTGGGCACCTGGCGGAACGCCAGGTACTAGCCTTTTTCCAAATTCTTGAACTGGTTTATAAGATGTAGCCGCCGCAACAAATCTATCAGTAGCATCAACTACTCTAGAATTAAGATATTTTGCTGCGGTTTCTGCTGCTGATCTCGAAGGGTTAGTTTCATTGGCCATATAAATTCCTCGTACTATATTTAACAATAAATAAAGTACTGCTATAATGGTTGACATTTCTTTTCCATTCATTTACACTTTCGGCATAAGGACTATAATAACGATGACAACAATCCCGAACATTACAAGGAAAAAAGTAAAATACCTAAACAACAGAGACTTATTAGCAGAAATTCATAAAAGCAAATGTTCTTTTTCGAGTTTTACCAAGCCAGAGTACAGTCAATACGACATAATTCTACCAAGTTTGGACAAAGTAAACATCAGAACAATTGCAGAAGCTAAAAGAAATAGAGCTAAACGATTAGGTCTAGAAGCGTTCACTGCTGCTAGGTTAGCCGGTGACAAAAAAATTAAATTGCTAGATTGTACACCAGACTATACTACCGTTGCCAAAACAGATATCATTATAAGAATAATGACATTTGATCATATCCCATTAGCGCCAGGTCGTAAAAAGACTACCAAAACAGTAGCCGACAATCACGAAAAAGTAAACTTTAGACCATTCCAACATTGGAAATTTGACGATAACGGGGAACTAGTGTGCGTAGGCAAAAGCCACTGGAAAGGCCCAGTTGACAGTGGCAAATTTTCCAAAGATCACGGAAGAATTACTGAGAACTTGGGGAAAATGTTTATTAAATTGAGCGAAAGATATGCTCAAAGATCAAACTGGAGAGGATACACTTACGTTGAAGAAATGTGCGGGCAAGCAATTTTACAGTTAAGTCAGGTAGGATTGCAATTTGATGAATCAAAGTCAGAAAATCCGTTCGCGTACTATACTGCTGCGGTAACTAACTCGTTCACTAGAATCCTTAATATTGAAAAGAAAAATCAAAATATAAGAGATGATATGCTGGAAGAGCACGGACTTACTCCAAGTATGACCAGGCAATATCAACATCAATATGCTGAAGAAACAGCGCGTCAAGCAGAGTTATATAAAAACTTCAGAATGCCAAAAAGCGAAGAAGATTTGCCCGAAGATATAGAAGACGAAGAGCCAACCGCTTGACTCCGAACGTTGCAATTGCTTAAAATGTAACTAGGAGAATAATAATAATGCCTTTATTTAAGAAAGTGGCAGCAATGACTGATTTGCACGTTGGATTAAAATCAAATAGTGCAACTCATAATAAAGATTGCGAAGAATTCATAGATTGGTTTATAGATCAAGCAAAAAAAGAAAATTGCGAAACTGGAATTTTCTTAGGAGATTGGCACAATAACCGAAATAATATTAACTTACTGACTCTCGATACTAGTATCAGATGCTTGGAAAAGTTAGGTGCTGCGTTTGAACAATTCTTCTGGTTTCCAGGCAATCATGATCTATTCTACAAAGACAAGCGCGATGTGCACAGCTCTGCTTTCGGGCGGCATATTCCAGGAATTACAGTAGTAGAAGACGTTTGTACTCTTGATGACGTTACGTTAGTGCCTTGGCTAGTAGGTAACGAATGGCGAGAAATCACTAAGATCAAGAGCAAATATATGTTCGGACACTTTGAGTTGCCATTGTTTTATATGAACGCAATGGTGCAGATGCCGGATAACGGTGAACTTCAGGCGTCGCATTTCCAACATCAAGATTACGTCTTTAGTGGACACTTCCACAAAAGACAAAGCAAAGATAAGATCCACTATATCGGTAACGCATTTCCTCACAACTTTGCTGACAATTGGGACGATGCGAGGGGAATGATGGTTCTAGAATGGGGCGGTGTGCCCAAATATATCGATTGGCCAGACTGTCCCAAGTATCGTGTCCTCAAATTATCCGAATTAATCGACAAAAAGGATGAAATATTAAAGAGTAAGATGTATCTCAAAGTTAATCTCGATATCGATATTAGCTTTGAAGAAGCAAATTTCATCAAAGAAACATTTATGCAAGATTACGATATTAGAGAAATTAGCTTAATTCAAGATAAAGTAAACTTAGAAGGCACTATTGATGATAATCCTGATGCCAAATTTGAAAGCGTCGATCAGATTGTATCGGAACAGTTAGTTAACATCGAGTCCGATCAATTTGATAAGTCAGTGTTATTAGAAATTTACAATAATTTGTAATTCAAAATATTCACTATACATAAAGGATTATATATTAAAACATGTTCAAAATTAAAAATGTAACTGCTAAAAATTTCTTATCAATTGGTAATCAAACACAAGCTGTAGATTTCAGTAAGGAACACCTGACCTTAGTATTAGGAAGCAACTTGGATCTAGGCGGAGATGACACAGGTAGTAGGAATGGCGTAGGTAAAACTGCAATTTTGAATGCACTGAGCTACGCACTCTACGGACAAGCATTAACAAATATTAAAAAAGAAAATCTAATCAACAAAACTAACGGAAAAAATATGTTAGTGACCGTTGAGTTTGAGAAAAATAACGTTAACTATAGGATAGAGCGCGGTCGACGCCCTAACGTTCTAAAGTTGTTTGTTAATGATACCGAGATAAAATCAGATAAAGAAGAAGATGAGGCACAAGGGGATAGTCGTGAGACTCAAAAGAGCATCGATCAACTTCTTCAAATGTCCCATACTATGTTCAAACACTTGGTAGCGTTAAACACGTACACAGAGCCGTTCCTCTCCATGAGAGCAGCAGATCAGCGCGAAGTCATAGAACAGCTTTTGGGCATTACCCAACTATCAGAAAAAGCCGAATCCTTAAAAAATCTAATAAAAGAAACTAAAGATTCCATCCAGCACGAAACTGTTAAAATTGATAGTATTAAAATTGCAAACGACAATGTTCAAAAAAGTATCGATAGTTTGCAATTGAAGAGCAGTGCATGGGAAACTAAAAGGGATTCCGAGCTCGAAAATTTAGGAAAGGCAATCTTAAATTTAGAATCAGTAGATATTGAAGCTGAACTCCAAGCACATGTTGAATTAAAAGCATGGGACGAAGAAAATTCTAGAATCCGAAACCTTAATAAACAACGTGCTACATTAGAATCGGCAATGTCTCAAGCTGAGAGAACGCTCAACAAATACATCAAAGAAATAGAACTTCTTGCCAGCAAAAAATGTCCAGCATGTGATCAAGATTTACATGATCATAAACATGACGAGATGTTAGAGTTAGCAACAAATAATTTATCAGATGCTCAAACATATTTTGATAAAGTTACTAGCGAATATCAAAAAATTGTCGATGAATTAGGAACAGGCGACGCTAAACCAAGACCGATTACATATTACGAGACAGAAGCAGAAGCGCTGGGCCATAAAAATAACTTGGCTAGCTTGGAACGTACATTAGAAGCCAAAGCTATTGAATCTAATCCATACAACGAGCAAATTGAAGAACTAAAAAAGACTGCGATCCAAGAAATTAGTTGGGAGGAAGTTAATCGACTAACTAAGCTAAAAGATCATCAAGAGTTCTTGCATAAACTGCTCACAAATAAAGATAGTTTTGTTCGTAAGAAGATCATTGACCAAAACTTAACATATTTGAACAAGAGATTGACATACTATATTGATAAATTAGGGCTCCCGCATAAGGTAGTATTCTTAAACGATCTTAGCATTGAAATTACTCAGCTAGGCCAAGATCTAGACTTCGACAACTTGTCAAGGGGTGAACGAAATCGTTTGATTTTATCCATGAGTTTCGCATTCCGTGATGTATGGGAAGGCTTATATCAAAGCATAAACCTTCTTTTCGTTGATGAACTTATGGATGCTGGCATGGATTCTGCAGGCGTCGAAGCAGGACTTGCAGTTTTGAAAAAAATGGCCAGGGAAAGAAATAAGAATATATACTTGATATCACACAAAGACGAGCTAGTCGGACGAGTAAACAACGTCCTCAGGGTTGTCAAAGAAGGTGGTTTTACTAGCTATTCGAATAACGTCGACTATGTTGAATGACGAACTTAACAAATATAAAGACCTGTATGCACAGTTAGTTCATGAGTTTGCAGGTTTACATAATGAACACTTGGTGTTCATTAGGACTAGGGGACGAATTCCAGGATATGGTAGCAGAAAACACTTACGCTCAATTGAGCGACTTGCAAAACAAATGAAAAAGCAAGGACAGTTAGTGTGTAGGGAACACTTAGTTAATCTAAAATTAGAAAAGCAAAAAGCAAAAGAAGAAAAAAGGAAAAATAAAAATGTCAGAAGTAACAAATCAACTAAAGGCGCAATTTGATCAGTTCTTAACTGAGAATGAAAAATTTGAATCTGGAAATAATGCTGCCGGCACTAGAGCCCGCAAGGCACTTGCAGAAATGGCAAAGAGTATCAAAGCTCGAAGGAACGAAATTACAGCAGAAAAGAATGCTCGAAATCTGGCAAAACAGCAAAAATAACTAAACATCCATCTAAAAGAGTAGTACAATAATGTGGATGTATCAAGGTAACGAAATCAATGAAGCACCGGAAGGTGCAATTGGGTTCGTTTACCTGATAACAAACCTCACAAACAATAAAAAATACATTGGCAAAAAATTATTTTCATTCTCAAAAACAACATATAAAACTGTAAAATTAAAAAACGGCACAAAAAAGAAGAAAAGAATCAAGGGAAAAATTGAGTCAGATTGGAAAACATACTATGGCTCAAACAATCAATTAAACGAAGACGTAAAAAACTTAGGCACAGATAATTTCAAAAGAGAAATTCTAAAATTTTGTAATTCAAAAGCTGAGTGTTCATATGTAGAAGCTAAACTTCAGTTCGAATACGGTGTGTTAGAAACTGATGAATACTACAATGGGCACGTACAGGTTAGAGTTCATAAAAATCACATTCATGGCAAATTAAAAAACTAAATCTAAATCCCTTCTTCATCCGTCAAAATCTCAGGCTCACTTCACAACTTAATCTTTCATTACTAATGGCTTGCACTGGCTAAAATCGAGTGCTGATGAAAACTGGACCTCGGGTCGCAGGGACTAAAATCTCTTCGGTAATAAGAGTATTCAGCAACTATCCTTAACAGGACGACGATCGGATATGCCTTCATAAAACCGGTTTTGCTGTCTGAAAAGAATTTATAAAAGGCTAAAAGAAGGGTAATTCCCTAACGGCTGTACAGATGATAGCGTATTTGTGCATGCCTGCCGTTGTGATAAGACGGGATGAATAGGTACCGGACAACCGCCTATGCTAGCAGAAATGCTTGTAGTCCTAACGCTGTGTGACTGTAGCAACTCAGATGAGAACAGTTTTTCATTTTGCCCTCTCTGGGCAAAGTGTGACAGTTGAATCTAGATGAGTATTAAATCGCTTCGCTACTTAAATACTTCTATAAAAACTGCTTCGAAGTGATAACGAGAAGCAAATGAGCGTTAGCTCATTATAAATAGTAGATATAAATTTAGGAATTGCCTCATGCATATAAATGAATTACTTTCAGAATCTGATAAAATCGAGGAGATAAGTCTAGGTGGATTAGCTAAGGGTGTAGGTAAAGCAGCTAAAGGCCTAGGTGCTGTTGCAGGTGGAGTTCATGGAGCATGGGATGCCGCAAGGGCTGGCTATAATGTAGGAAGAACCGCAGTAGCAGGAAATATTCCTGGTACTGGAATAGAAGTTCCCTCTGAACCTAGTGTTGCGCCTTCTACTACCCCAACCGGTGCTGCTTCCAAAGATCTTTTGAAGAAACAAATACAAGCTGCATATCAGCAAGGTCTTAAACATGGAAAGATGCAGGCTAATCAACCCACTGCTGCTCAACAAATGGATAAGACACGAAGAGCCAATGCCCAGGCTGCACAAGCAGATGCAGCATTAGTGGCAGCAGTAAAAGCAGCCAAAGCTAAACCTGCGTTCCAGCAAACTGCCCAGGACAAACTGACTATTAAGAAGGGTGCTGAAAAAGGAATTCATGAAAGCGTATTTAGAAGTAAGTTTCTAGATTTAGATATTTAGAAGAACGGCATTTGCGTTTCTTTAGTGGTATTTAGGTTTTCTTCTATAATACCTGCAATAATTTCTCTATCTTCAGCAGATAATAGGTGTGCCTCATTAACACTGAGGCCTCCCCTCATGTACCAGCAGTATTTGAATAGCTCTTCTTTAATGGCTTTTGTATCTTTATCTAAACTAGCAACTAGTTTTTCAATGCCGGCGCTATCTAGATACAAAAGCCTCATGCGAAAAAAGTCGATGCATCAAAGACTAACGGAATCTCAATAGTATCACCTGTAATACCGTTAGCCTTCATTTCTTCACTTACTTCTACAGTTATCGGCTTGATAGTGTTCGCTTCCCTGAGATCTTCAATTCTTTTCTGAACAGTGTTAAAGATTTCTTTATCAGCATTTTCAATGAAAGCTGCGATGTGCTCGGGATTTTCTGTAGAGCCGTTGCTGGAATCAACACGGTAAATGCTAGCAGATATCATTCCAATAGTAACTTCAGTTAACTTCTTAAAACTATTCTGGAATACAGCCACTTTATCTTCCTCCGACATGGAGTCGTCATTTGCAATTTGCATTATTTTTTGTGTTTCAAAACTTTGAATTGCTGATTTAGTCATCTGTTTATAGTTAATTGGTCTAATATAAACAGTCAAATCTTCATTAATTGGTACTATATGGTCCCAATGAATTTGTGAAATCAGTGAATCCATTACAGTTCTTAGGTCAACAGTGTACTCAAACTCGATATCTTCACCTATTGTAATCGGTGTAACCATCTTTTCACCGTATGTTGCTAACCTAATGGCAATTAAAATCACGTCCAAGTCGATGGAAGGTATGTCCCAAGCGTTTTTAATGTTGGGAATACAGTTCTGGATTACATCTACAACTGCCTGTCCGTTCATTAGTGCATCCGGAACCTTAAGCATGAGTTCGTCTTTTGCAGTCATAGAGAACACTGGATATTCACCAGTTTCGCTTTTTTCCAAGCTAGCCGAGGGCCAAAACATACCGTTGCTGGGCAATCTGATATAGATTTTTGGTTGCCTCATGAACATCGTTAGGGGATTTGGTGTAAACGGTACATTTGAATCCATTTTTTGGTCTCCGATAAATAAGTGATAGATAAAGAATATTTCTTTTAATTTATTTATCTACGTACAGAATTACGGAAAAACAATGGCAGAAGTATTTGGAAGAATTGGTAACGAAGAAGTAGAATTAAACAATGCTGCTACAGAAGCAACCTTGCGAGCCCTTCTTCAAAGTAGTCTTTCGGCTAACAAACAGACTATTGAGAGCATTAGTAAGATTGCCACAAAAGCAGGTCTAGATCCAGAAACAGTTCAAAAAACTAATGTTAATATATCTAGATTGGGTGCAGCTTCTTTTACTTTGGGTGCAGCTTACGGCGGTCTTACCAATGCCACTGAGTCATTACGTAGAGGATTTTCTGGAGTTGATGATGTACTCACTGAGTTAACTTCTGGTAGTGCTGAGGCAAGTAGAGTCCTAAGTATAATGGGTAAAATTGGTGGCCCATTGGGGCTTGTCCTAGACGGCATGGCTAGGTTAGCGGCTTTCCAAGAAAATACGCTATCTGCTTATCAAAGCATGACTAATGCAGGTGTAAATTTCGGAGGTAGCTTAACTCAACTTCGTTTAGCTGCATCGCAATCTTATCTGACACTGAACGAATTTACAGCATTGATGCGAGCAAACGGACCTGCGTTCGCTATGATGGGAGACAATGCCAATCAAGGTGCAGTGGCATTCAGCAAAGTTACTAAAACACTTATATCTAGTGAGTTAGGTGATAACTTACGAGCGTTGGGATACACATTTAACGATCTAAACCAAGGTGCTCTTAATTATATTACGGCAACCGGTGGTAGGACTCGAGCCGAACTCACAAGTGCTGCTGGAATGGCTGCACTTACTGCTGGAACTGCGGCATATTTAGAACAAGTAGATCGACTAACGCAAATTACTGGAAAGAGTAGAGAAGAACAAGAAGCAGAGTTAAAACGACTATCTATGCAAGCTGCATGGGAGAACTATATTGCCAAGCTAAGATTGACCGATCCCAAAGCAGCTGATAGAGCACTTGCAGGACTAGCCGAAGCATCTGCTCGTGGGGGGAAACGCATGGCTGAGAATTTCCAAGCAATGTCTATGGGCCTCCCGCCGATAACAGAAGCTAATGCAAGATATGCCGGAATATTGCAACAAGGACACGCTGCGTTAGGTGATTTAGTGCAAACGACTAAAGACGGTAGTAAGTCATTAAACGATGTTGCTAAAGCTGGTGCAGGGTTATCATATGGTTTAGTTCAAGATCGACAACGGATAGGTGATACTGCAACTGCAATATCTATGCAAGATAAAGAAAATGCAGAAGCAGTAAACACTGCGTTAAAAGCTGAAACGAAAGCAATTAATCAAAATGTAAAAACTTTAGATGATCATCGAAAACAAGTAGTCGAAGTTACTGATGCTCAAAGAAAACAGAAAGCATCAGAAGCGGATGCTGCGGCTCAAACACAAAAAGCAGTTAACGAACTGGGCCAAGAAATTATGCAAAAATTAATGCCAGTAGTTGCCTCTCTTATGTCTGGATTTAACAAAATGTTAACTGGTGTTATAAGTATGGTCGAGTGGATATTGAAAACCCCGACAGTTTTTAATGCGTTAATAGGTATAACAGGTTTGGTCACTGCTGGATTTATTGCATTAAAGGTTGCTCAAGCAAAATATGCCGCTGAAGAACTATTAAGAACAAAGGGCAGGACTTTAGGAACACCAGGTGCCCCTATGCACGTTTTGGTGACTAATCCTAGAGGCGGTCCTGCAGGCGGAGTAGAGGTACCTGAAACTGGCGGCCCTGAAGAAAAAGACAAAGGCAAAAAAGGCGGCAAGGCAGGAAAAATTGGTAAAGCTCTAAAGGGATTTGGTATAGGAACTGTTGTTGGTATCGGAGCTGATATGGCAGCAGATTCATTAGGAAGAGAGACTGCTGCTGGTGCAAGTGCCGATGTAGTAAGTAGTGCAGCAGGTATGGCCGGAACTGGCGCAATGATAGGCAGTCTTTTCGGGGGGGTTGGTGCAGTACCTGGGGCTGCTATAGGTGGTGTTTTAGGAACTGGATACGGATTGTATCAAAATTGGGGTAAACTCTTCGGAGAGAGTAAAACTACCCAAGTGCCGAAATTAGAAAAACCACCAGAGGAATCAGTTGCAGCTAGCAATAAGAGAGCAACTGAACCCGTATCGACACCTGCTGTAGATACTGCTATGATAGAAACTTTGCACACTGAGCTACAGACGTTAAATAAGCAGTCTGCTGAAATGTTGAAATATATGAAAGAGACTACTGATTACTCTAGAAGAACACTAGATGCTACTAGTGCATTAAGCGGTAATCTTTTTAAGCGATAAAATATGACTTGGCGAAAGTACTTTACACCTGTTAATACATCTGGATCATTAAGCCCTATCAGTGGCAGAATGGGGTCTGGGTCACTATCTAACCCATCACACCGTAATTATTCCAGTTACCTGCCCGACGTTTACAGCGGGCATCCGAATCGTTTAGAGCGCTACGGTCAGTATGACACTATGGATAGTGATAGTGAAGTTAATGCTGCATTGGACATCTTAGCTGAATTTTGTACGCAACAAAACGAAGATAACGGTACTCCGTTTAGAGTATTTTTCAAGGAACAGGCAACGCCAACTGAAGTTAAACTGATTAAAAAGTACTTGCAGCAATGGACAAAGTTGAACAAGTTCCAAACAAGAATGTTCAAAATTGTTCGAAACGCATTCAAATACGGTGATGTTTTCTTTGTTCGTGATCCAGAAACACAGTCGTGGATGTTTGTTGACTCTGGAAAAGTTGATAGAATAATTGTTAATGAATCAGAAGGCAAAAAACCTGAACAATATGTTATTCGAGACTTCAATCCAAATCTAGAAACACTTGCAACTACTGCTATTAATCCTAGCAACGTAACTGGAGGCGGAAGCCAATATGCTAGCAGCTATGCAGGTAACAATGCAGGAACCGGCATGAGCCGAGGAATGACTGGTGGATTTACTAGTTCAAGTCCTGGAAGTAGATTTCAAAAAAATGAAAATCAATATGCTATAGATGCAAAACATGTAATACATATTAGCATGAGTGAGGGCTTAGATAACAATTATCCTTTCGGCAATAGTATATTAGAAAGTATTTTCAAAGTTTATAAACAAAAAGAGCTGCTTGAGGATGCGATTATTATCTATCGTATCCAACGTGCTCCTGAACGTCGAGTATTCTATATTGACGTAGGTAACATGCCAAGCCACCTGGCTATGAGCTTTGTTGAACGTGTGAAGAACGAAGTCAATCAACGCAGAATTCCCAGTGTTACAGGCGGAAGTCAAACAGTTATTGACGCTGGTTATAATCCACTTTCCATAAATGAAGACTACTTTTTCCCACAAACTAGTGAAGGGCGGGGTAGTAAGGTAGAGGTGTTGCCGGGTGGAACAAACTTAGGGGAAATTGATGATCTTAAATTTTTTACTAATAAGTTGTTTCGTGCTTTACGCATACCTAGCTCTTATCTACCGACCGGCGCTGACGACGGAGGATCTAATTTCAATGATGGTAGAGTTGGAACAGCATACATTCAAGAATTGCGATTCAACAAGTACTGCGAGCGATTGCAAAGTTTAATGAACGATCAGTTTGATATTGAGTTCAAACTGTATATGCATAATAAAGGTATAAACATCGATAGTAATATCTTTGAAATAAAGTTCAATCCTCCGCAAAACTTTGCAGCTTATCGTCAGACAGAGATGGATACTGCTCGTGTTCAGACTTACGGTGCAGTTGCTGCAATACCACATTTGAGTAAGAGATTTGCATTGAAACGATACCTCGGACTGACTCAAGAGGAAATGATAGAAAACGAAAAGCTCTGGAAAGAAGAGAATGTCGATGAAGACACGCATCTACCAGCTAATGCTGAACTACGTACTGTTGGTATAACTGCTAATGGCATGGGGTCTGACTTATCGAATCTCAATTCAAGTCCAGATATGCCACCTGAAGGTATGGAGGATTCTGAAAGTGCAGCAGGCACACCAACAGGCACTCCTAACGCTCCTTCGGTATAAATATCATCATGCTACTAAGAGAATTCATTTATTTTGATCGACAACATAATGAGATGGTTGACGATCAACGATATAATTCATCTAATGACACAAGTGTCATTGGCTCCGACGACTTGCGAAAGACTCGATTAACTCTTCGAATGCTAAACGATTTGCGCAGGGCCGGGGACGCGAGAGAAAAGGAAAAGAAAGAAGAGCTTGCATTGGTAAGAAAAATGTACGCAACACCACCATCTGAGGAACAAGCTGCTGTATAACATCAGAAAGTCTTAAAAAATTTATAAAAATTGCAAAATTTTTGTCATTATGGCGAAAAATCAGTCATTTTATGCCTATTTCGCCCATCTTTATTTTCGCAGTGTTAAATAACAGCACAGCCTTGCCGCGAACCAATATAGGAGATAATACGCATGTCTACAAAGTTTGAACAACTGTTGGACTTGATTGTCAATGAAGAAATGGATAAAGCTAATGAGCTATTCCATGAAATTGTTGTTGAGAAGTCCAGAAATATTTATGAAAATTTAATTGCTGAAGAAGCAGAAGAAGAGATGGATGAAGCCGCTGACGAAGAGATGGACGAAAGCGAAATGGATCTAGAAGATTCTTATAGCATGGAAGCCGACGACGAGCCAGAAGCAGGCGGTCTAGAAAAGACTGACGATCTAGAAGGCGACATCGAGATGGACGGTGGTGAAGAAGGCGCTGAAGGTGCCGAAGATCAAGCTATTTTCGATATCAAGAATGCTATTGCAGAACTAGAAGCAGCATTTGCTGATTTAGAAGCTGCACAAGGCGGAGAAGAACCACACGATGAGTTCGACGCCGACGATGAAGAATCTGACATGGGCGATGATGACGGAGTTATGGGTAAGCCAGCTTTTGAAGGTCGTCGCATGACACGTGAGTACACTGAGAAAGTTGGAAACGACTGGGAAAAGAACAGCCAGAAAGCACAAGGTCAATACTTAGGTGCAGGTACTGGTGAGAAGGACGGCGCACCTGTTGAAGGTAAGAGCCCAATCAGTTCCGGTGCTGGTAAGCCAGTTGGTGGAAAGAACGTAGGCGCTGGCAATATTGTCCGTGCTGACACAGAAGGTCAGAGCAATACAGGCGATCGTCCTGCTAAAGTAAACAAGGGAATCAATCCTGAGTCTAGCGAGAAGTTTGCTGGTGGTATCCATAACGTAGACGGTAAGAAGTCTGGCGTTAAGACACTAGGCAAAGTTGCAAAAGGACACGGCGCTGAGAAGAAAGGTTCTGGCCCAGGCCCAGTAGGTTCTGGCACAGGTGATCTTGCTGGACAAACTAGCGTTGGGAAAATTCCTCAATTCCTAAAGCCTGCAAACTAATTAGAGAACCTGGATGAAACCCACTTATCTAAGAGAACACCTAAGTTTTGATCAGTCCGGCATCGTTCTGGAGTCGGACGATAAGGACGGCAAGAACCTTTATCTAAAAGGCATTGCCATCCAAGGTGGCATTCGAAATGCCAATCAACGTGTCTATCCTGTAGACGAGATTGAACGTGCAGTTAAAACTTTGAATGACCAGATTCAAAACGGTTATAGTGTTCTAGGTGAAGTAGACCACCCAGATGATCTCAAAGTAAATTTAGACCGTGTATCCCATATGATTACTCAAATGTGGATGGACGGTCCAAACGGTTATGGTAAGTTCAAAATCTTGCCTACACCAATGGGTAATCTAATTCGTACTATGCTTGAAAGCGGTGTAAAACTCGGTGTTAGCTCTAGAGGCAGCGGTAACGTTGACGATATGAGCGGCCGAGTTTCTGATTTTGAGATTATAACAGTCGATATAGTTGCCCAACCAAGTGCACCTGGTGCGTATCCTACACCTGTTTACGAGCATTTAATGAATACTCGTGGAGGTTATAGGGCATTAAGAGTTGCACAAGAAGTAAAAGAAGATCCAAAGGCCCAGAAATATCTTCAAGAAAGCCTCTTGAATATTATTAAAGGTCTAAAATAAGCCCGAGGAGAAATAGATGTTGGACGCATTCAAACAATTAGTAGAGTCAGGTGTAATGTCAGAGGATGTAAAAGTTGCTGTCGAATCTGCCTTTGCTGCAAAAATTCAAGAGAATCGCGACCAAGTGACCGCTGAACTTCGTGAAGAGTTTGCCCAAAAGTACAATCATGATAAAGCTATTATGGTTGAGGCAATCGACAAGATGTTGAGCGATAGACTGGCCGCTGAAATGGCCGAGTTGTACAATGACAGAAAGGCACTAGCTGAAGCAAAAGCACAATACCAAACTCGTATTGCTGAAGATGCTAAAAAGTTAGAAGGTTTTGTTATTAGCCAACTAGGCAAAGAATTAGTTGAGTTCCAAAATGATCGTAAGACCGTTTCTGAGAATTTCAGCAAGTTAGAGCAATTTGTAGTACATGCTCTAGCAAAAGAAATCAGTGAATTTGCTGCTGACAAGAAGGATCTAGCTGAAACTAAGGTTAAGCTAGTTCGTGAAGCTAAGAGCAAGTTTGACGATATCAAGCAAGCGTTCATTAAGCGTAGTGCTAAAGTTGTTGAGGAAACTGTTACTAAGAAGCTTACAAGTGAGATTTCTCAGTTGAAAGAAGATATTGACAGTGCCCGCAATAATGACTTTGGTCGCCGCATTTATGAAGCATTTGCACAAGAGTTTGCAGGTTCTTACCTAAATGAAAAGTCTGAAACAAGTAAATTGTTAAAGATTATTCAGAAGAAGGAACAAGAACTAGCAGAAACAAAACAGGCACTATCTGAAAAAGAAACCATCGTTGAATCTAAGAACCGCGAACTCCGCGTTACTAAAGATTTGATGGAAAGAAAGCAGATTATGTCTGAATTGATGGCTCCACTAAGTGGAGACAAAAGAGCCGTCATGCAAGAGTTGTTAGAGTCTGTTCAAACAGCAAAACTTCACTCTGCATTTGACAAATACCTACCCGCTGTGATGGAAAGTGCCCATACGCCTGCAGTTGCTAAAAAAGCTGTATTGGCAGAAAGCGCCGAAGTGACTGGTAATCGAGAAATGAAGCCCGAGGTAGGCTTAGACAATATTGTAGACATCCGCAAGTTAGCGGGTCTAACAAAATAATTTCAAGGAGACAAATTAAAATGTCAAAACTATTAAATGAAAGATGGTCAGAGACCAAAGACGCTCTGCTTGAAGGCCTATCTGGTAACCGTAGAGCATCGATGGCTGTTTGCCTAGAAAACACACGCCGTTATTTAGGCGAAGCTGCTACAGCAGGCGCAACAAGCACTGGTAACATTGCAACACTTAACCGTGTTATTCTTCCAGTTATTCGTCGTGTTATGCCAACAGTTATTGCCAACGAAATCATCGGCGTTCAGCCAATGACAGGGCCTGTTGCGCAGATCCATACTCTACGTGTTCGCTATGCTGACGGTGTTGCTTCCGGTGACGTTGTAACAGCAGGTGAAGAAGCACTAAGCCCATTCAAAATTGCTCAGGCTTATTCACGT